ATGCAAAAGATACTCGTCAACTTTATATTGGTAATGACTCAGTGTCAATTGCTACTGGTAATGGTGTTTTAACTGCATTTACTGTACCAATTAGTTTAGGCAACCCAAGTTTAATAACAGTATATGTTGATGGAACCGCAATTTCAGCTGGAGATTATTCTGTTTCAGGAACTACATTGACTTTTAATAGTGCGCCAACAGGTGTAATTACTGCTAGATTTAATAATGAACTAGAAATATATAATAACGGTGTAAGACCAACGTCAGTATCGTTAGCAGCTAATGCTAGTGCCGCTGAAACTGGATTTCAGGTTGACACTACTACATATAATGTGGTGATTATGAATTATACATTGGAAAGTACTAATGGCGTCAGAGTTGGTGAATTGCGTTTCGCAACAGATGTCAGTGCAAGTACTAGCACAATCGACGATGTTATGACGGAAACTGCCGCAGTAGGCATTACGTTTAGTGTAGACATTGCAACTGCAAATACTATGAAACTAAAATACACTGATGCTGATAATTTAATTTCAACCTTTAAATATACGTATAAACTTTGGAACAGCAATTAAACCATAGAGCTTGGTTCGAATCCCCAAAAACTCGACTGAGTATGTGGAGACAATTTAGGCAAAGTCTAGATACAAGCGATACTCATGAAGTATGTAATACAGTAATAACTTGGTGGAAAACTGCTCCTATTAGTAGTATGACCATCGACCCAGTAAACTGGTCAGCTTGGCCAACTCCCTGGGAGATGTTACATAGTGGAAATTTTTGTGAAAATAGTTTAGCATTAGGTATGAGTTATACGATTTATTATGCTAATCCAAATATTAAAAATGAACTATTGTACATAACTGACAGAAAAAATAGTAAGGAAATATTATGTTCGTTGATAGGGGATAAACACTTGCTTAACTACGAACACGGCGTAATAAGTAGATTACCAGCTAGTGAAATTGATATAACAAATCAAATTAGTGTTGATGATATAGTTAATAGATGACGGGCAGTCAGGTAAGAATAATATATAAATGATAGATAGGATAGGAAAACATGAGTGAAATTCAAGTAACAAAACGAGACGGCACTAAAGACAAACTAGATTTAGAAAAATTACACAAAGTAGTATTTCATGCCTGTGAAGGAATTAATAGTGTAAGTGCAAGCGAAGTAGAAATTAAAAGTCATTTACAATTTTACAATGGTATTACTAGTAGTGAAATTCAAGAAACTTTAATTAAAAGCGCCGCCGATTTGATTACTGAAGATACACCAAATTACCAATGGGTTGCTGGCAGACTTATAGTTTATCATTTACGTAAAATGGTATATGGACAATATGATCCATGGCCATTAATTGATATTGTAAAACATAATACTGATAGTGGATTTTATGACAGTGAATTAATAACCAATTATTCAGAATCTGAATGGCAAGAATTGGAAGATCATATTAAACATGATCGTGATGAAACAATGACATACGCGGCAATGGAGCAATGGAGAGGTAAATACCTAGTACAAAATCGTGTTACTGGTGTTATTCATGAAACTCCACAAGTGGCGTATATGTTAATTGCAGCAACTTTATTCGCAGACTATCCTGTGGAAACGAGAATGAAATGGGTAAAAGGTTATTATGATAGCGTCTCAACTTTTGACATTAGTTTGCCTACTCCTGTTATGGCTGGCGTCAGAACTCCGCAGAGACAGTTCTCGAGCTGCGTCCTTATTGAAACTGGCGATAGTCTTGATAGCATCAATGCTACTACTAGCAGTATTGTTAAGTATGTTAGTCAAAAAGCAGGAATTGGTATCGGAGCCGGAAGTATACGGGCTCTCGGATCCCCCATACGTCGAGGTGACGCCTATCATACCGGAGTCATCCCATTTTTTAAAATGTTCCAAAGTGCTACAAGGAGTTGTAGCCAGGGTGGTGTGCGAAACGGCGCCGCAACCTTATATTACCCCATATGGCACTATGAAGTAGAAGACCTACTTGTGCTAAAGAACAACAAAGGCACAGAAGAAAATCGTGTGCGTCATATGGACTATGGTGTGCAGTTTAGTAAATTGTTTTACGAAAGACTAATCAGCAACGGAAATATTACTTTGTTTAGTCCATATGATGTTCCGGGGTTGTATGATGCTTTTTTTGCTGACCAAGATAAATTTCGTGAACTATATGAAGCAGCAGAACGTAAAACTAGCATCCGTAAAAAAGTAATAAGCGCAACTGAACTATTCAGTAGTTTTATGGAAGAGCGTAAAAACACAGGACGCATTTACTTACAAAACGTAGATAACTCAAATGATCATAGTAGTTTTAAAGCAGATATTGCACCAGTAAAACAAAGTAATCTATGTTGTGAAATTAATTTACCTACTAAGCCACTTAACGACTTCAATGACGAAGAAGGTGAGATTGCACTGTGTACACTGAGTGCAATTAATTGGGGCAATATGCGTAGTCCAGCAGATTTTGAAAAAGCATGCACATATGCAGTACGTGGTCTTGATGCACTTTTAACATATCAGAATTATCCAGTTAAAGCAGCGGAACGAGCTACAATGGGAAGACGACCATTAGGCGTAGGTATTATTAACCTTGCGTATTGGATGGCCAAGAATGATATGACTTATTCCAATCCAGACTTGGTTAAAATTGATGAGTATGCAGAAGCATGGAGTTACTATCTAATCAAAGCAAGTGCAGACCTAGCAGCAGAAAAAGGTGCATGTTTGTGGAATGACCAAACAAAATATAGTGATGGATTACTTCCCATTGACACATACAAAAGAGATGTTGATGATTTATGTGCGCCAGTAGAGCGCATGGACTGGGCAGGATTGCGTGAACAATTAAAAGAAACAGGCATTCGTAATAGTACACTGATGGCACTCATGCCCGCTGAAACATCAGCACAAATTAGTAATGCTACAAACGGTATTGAACCGCCACGTAGCCTAGTAAGTGTCAAGCAAAGTAAACACGGTGTATTACGGCAAGTTGTTCCTGGCATTCATAAATTGAAAAACAAATATGAACTACTATGGGATCAGTCTAGTCCTGAAGGTTATATGAGTATCATGGCAATACTACAAAAGTATATTGATCAAGGAATTAGTGTTAATACAAGTTATAATCCTACATTTTTTGATGATGAGAAAATACCAATGAGTACAATGTTACAGCATTTAATGATATTTTACAAATATGGTGGTAAACAATTATATTATTTCAATACTTACGATGGTCAAGGTGAAATAGATATTGACAAATTAAATGAATCTAGTAATATAACTATATCTAGTGAGCTAGAAATATTAGAAGAAGAAGACTGCGAAAGCTGTGTACTGTAATAAGAGAGAGAATTAATGAGCGTACTAAATCAAAATCAACGAAATAAACACATGGAAAGTCTGATGTTTCTCGACCCAAACGGTGGGGTAGATATTCAACGTTATGACACATTAAAATATCGTCAGTTTGATAAATTAACTGACAAGCAGTTGGGATTCTTTTGGCGTCCTGAAGAAGTAGATGTAACTAAGGATAGTAAAGACTTTAAAGCATTAACTGATCATGAACAGCATATTTTTAGTAGTAACTTAAAACGGCAGATTCTATTAGATAGTGTACAAGGCCGAGCACCAGCTGACAGTTTTAATCCACTTGTTAGTTTACCTGAATTAGAGAATTGGGTAACAACATGGACGTTCAATGAAACGATCCACAGTCGCAGTTACACACATATTATTCGTAATATCTACACTAATCCAAGTATCATCTTTGATGAAATGATGGACATTGCACCCATTATGGATTGTGCAGGCGATATTAGTAAGCACTATGATGATCTTATTGAAATGGGCATGTGGTATAACCTATTAGGTGAAGGAACACATACAGTTAACGGTAAGAAAATTACAGTGGACAAATATGAACTTAAAAAACTAATCTGGAAAGCTATGATGAGTGTAAACATACTTGAAGGCGTTCGCTTTTATGTATCGTTTGCATGTAGTTGGGCATTTGCTGAACTTAAAAAGATGGAAGGCAATGCTAAGATTATTAAACTTATTTGTAGAGATGAGAATGTACACTTGGGTAGTACCCAAACGTTACTTAAACTGATGCCCAAAGATGATCCTGACTTTGCTCGTATCCAACAAGAAACTCAGGACGAAATGGTACAACTATTTGTAGATGCAGTAGAACAAGAAAAGGCTTGGGCAGATTACTTGTTTAAAGATGGATCGATGATTGGTCTTAATGCACAACTTTTAGCTGAGTACGTAGAATGGATTGCAAACAAGCGTATGATTGCTGTTGGTTTACCGAGTCCGTATAAAGGGAGTAGTAACCCATTACCATGGACACAGAAATGGATTGCTGGTGCAGAAGTACAAGTGGCACCACAAGAAACAGAAATTAGTAGCTATGTAATCGGCGGTACTAAACAAGATGTAAATGGAAGTACGTTTGCGGGTATGAAATTGTGATAACTCTTTATACTAAGCCGTTATGCCATTATTGTACAATGGCAAAAAACTACCTAAATCAGCACGGATTTAAATTTGAAGAAATCCGTGCTGATAATAATCCAGAAGTGAGAAACTTTCTAATAGAGAAAGGACATAAATCAATGCCGCAGATTTATCACAACGGAACATTATTAGTGTCTGGCGGGGGACAAGCACTTGTCCGACTTGATCCAGGATATGTAAGAAAATTAATAGGAGATGAACAAATAGATGTTAGTGACTTCAAACTTTAAGAAAAATAATGCAATATCAATTAAACTTGGTACAGGAGAGGAAGTCGTAGCTAGATTTCATACAAGTACACGAGATGAACTCAAGGTAACCAAAGCAAAAGTACTGACTTTAAATCCACAAACTGGTGCTGCAATGCTTATACCTTGGTTAATGAGTACTGATGCAGAAAATAATGATGTTGTTACGATTAATAATGCACAAGTTGTTGCACTTGCAAAGCCTAGTGAAGGACTTGCGACTAGTTATATTAACAGTACTAGTTCAGTTAAAATGCAAGAGAAATCTACTCTACTAATTTAATAAATACTGGTATGACAAATTATGTACACCGAAATAATGACGCACGAGCTTGTGGTGCTAGAACAGTAGCTACAAGTCCAAATGTTAGAGTAAATTACGAGCCAATAAGCACACAAGGTAACCCTAATACCCATGGTGGCGGTGCATTAAAAGCCACGGAAACATTAGGAAAAGTTAGGGCAAATAACATTTCAGTTATAATCCTTAATGATCCAGCTAGTCCAGACTCATTATGTCCGACGGCTGGCGGTGCTCATTGTGGACCAAAAGCATCTAGCGCAAGTCCAAATGTTAGAGCAGGGAGTGGTTAATGGCATTAACAGATTTTACAAGTGGGTTACAAAGTGCTAGTGATTACCTCGATACTCGGCACCATTTAAGTGGAACAACTGCACTAGGAAGTGATGCACTTCGTGTAGTGGCAAATGCTGAATACAGTTTTTCTCTCAGAGAAATTTTGTGTGGAGTACTAGGCGGTAATGGCTTAAAAATGCCTAACTTGCAAATATGCATGAGTAGTAATATTAATGCATTATTAAACATACCAGGAATACAATCTGAATTATTCGACGCACTTAGTAATCTTGATTCGTCAATGAATAATTTTATGGAGCATACTAAACTTGATAGTGTGTTAGGAAGACTTAACGGTATATTAGCAGAAGCACAACAGGTCGCAAATTTAATTAATTTCTGTAGCGCACCAGTTGATCCAATTGCTATACCAAATATGTTAGAACGTGCATTTGGTAGTTTTCTTGGTGCTGGTAAATCAATTATTGACGATATTGGTTCTATTGCTCCTGAAAACGTGTGTGCATGTTTAAGTCTTGATGGTGGATTTAACGCCAATGTATTCAATGGCGGCGTACTAGGACGTATTGCAAACAATATTAACGATATTACTAGTGGAAATTTACTGCAAAGTGAACTAGATGCAATCACAAATGATATTTCTAGTATTGGAGACGCAGTATCAGGTTTACTAGCATTTGAAAATAATATTAGCGGAAGTTATTCTAGTGGCGGAAGTCAATTTGCCACACCAGACGGATCGTGTAATAGTGAAGTAGGTGTATTACATAATCCAACCAGTGGCAATATTGCAGATAATGCAAGACTTACGAGTAGTTTAAAGAGCTTATATGACAGAATGGCTGGATATCCAGTACAATATAGTTTAGGAGCAAGTACAGGCGGCAGCGGTACTGGACACCAATTTGATTCAAATGGTAAACGTATTTTATCTGGTGACGTAGTTGAATATCCTAATATATTCCATTTATTACTTGATCCGGAAATGATTGCTCTATTAGATACATTAGATGATCCCCAACCTGAAATTAATAACCAAGTACCAGTATATGACTACTGTGGGAATATAATTGGATATACTAGCAATTTAAGTCAGCGTGACTTAGATGAAAAAAGTCAAGGCACAACTCCATCTGTGCCAAATAGCCCAGGATATCTAGCAGGAGGATTACCAACAAGTACTTCTGGTACGACATCAACAGGTGGTGATGTCACTGTTATCAATAATTTTACCAGTGGTGGTGCTACGTTATATATTGTAAGCAGTGAAGCTGGACAACTTTCTTTGTCTGTTAATACCAATGATCTTGTAGTCAGATCTGATCAGTTAGCAACATATGTTAGATTAGATACAGCAACATTTAATACTGGAACAATGGCTGATTATCAACCTAGTACACCAATATTAAATCCGTTTGTGGCAGATTTAAATACTACAAACAATAGTGGAATTATCATTAAAGATGGAAATACTAGTCGTGCAAGAGCATTAGAAGGCCAAGCTGGACAGATATCTATTGCCAACCCAACAGGACAAGGTGGTAATATAAAAGTTGAGATAGCTGAAAATGCAAGGATGCCAGGAACAGAAGCTATAAAAATACCAACTGGTTCAACAAGTCAACGTCCTAACACTGAAATCGGTGAAATAAGATATAATACAGATAGTGATAGAATTGAAGGATATTTTGGTGATACTAATTCTTGGAAAAGTATTGCGTTACTTCCTGATATTGTAACAGCAAGTGTTAATAACGCAAACATTGGATCTGGTACTGGTATATTTAAACAAACTGCTGGAACAGTACAACAGTTTAAAAGTCTCACACCAGATGGTGCAATTACAATTGCAGATGGTGATCAAATTACCATTGGTGATAGTATTACTGCTAGTAATCAAGGATCTGGTGCTGGCGTATTTAAACAACGTAACGGGAATGATTTACAATTTAAATCATTAACAAGTACAGATAATAGTGTAGTGATTACAAATAATGCTGATACTATTGACGTAAGTGGAGATCCAAATGTTCTTAAAGCGACACTTACTACTACAAACAATAACGTAACTGAAGTGTTATTTAATTCAGCGTCACTTAATATACCTACTGGAAAAACATGGTTATTTAATGCGTTAGTTTTAGCAAAAAATGGGACAGAAAATCAAGGTTGGAAACTTGAAGGTATGGTGCAGGATAACAGTGGAGCAGCGAGTCTAATTGGCAGTGTAAGTAAAGTGTATTATCAAAGAAATACTGCAGATGCGCAACCATTGGGAGTATGGGATGCAATGCAGACATATAATACAAGTGATTTAGTAGAATATGATCTCAATGTATATCAAGCTAACACTGCGATTACTGGTGGTGGATTATCTCCTGATCAAGCAGGATCTAATTGGCAGGTAACATATACTGGTTGGAATGCTAGTGCAGATATAAATGCATCTGCTTTTAAAATAAGAGTTAAAGGAGAAATATCAACAACTGTAAACTGGAGCATACGATTAACGTATGTTGAGGCATAATTAATAAAAAGTAAAACTTTTTACTTGACAAGTAAGTCGTCTTACCATAAACTTTTACTATATGGTTAGACGTCATGGCACATCTAAAATAGAATATTTTGGCATAAAGAAAGGCAAACAAAATGAGGTCCAAAGATACCGGTGAAGGTAGAAAAATTATAGCAAAGGTGGAAGTTCCACTAGGAGTAGATGATATTGCAATAT